CTCGCCGCGCAACTGAGGGAAGCGATCGCGCAGGAAGCGGCCGGAGTAGCGATTGACGAAGGCGCAGAACTCAGGGTCACGCACCGACTCCGATGCCTGCTGCTCGACGTAGGTACACAGCGGATCACGCGCGTCGATGCGCGGCATCTCCGCTTTGAAGTCGGGGGTGACGACCGCCGAGCCGGTGTGGTACGCCGTCAGGTGGCGGTACACCCGGCGCAGCCCGAGGTTCCAGCGGCTGAAGTCGTAGGTCGCCCTGATGATGTTGGCGCGGGTCGTGGCGTACTCCCGGCTGCCCTTGCCGGTCTCCTTGTTCCACACGATCGGTGGTGTCGTCACCCGAGCTCTCGTCTCCGATGCCCGCATCGCCAGCTGATCGACAGCCTCGCCGACGAACTGTGCCGACATATTCGGCATCTTCGGTTCGTTCTCGACGTCGATCATCGGGATCACGTAGTCGCCGTCGTAGCGCAACAGGACGTCGCGCATCTTCGCCATCAACACACCCTGGTCGGCCTGCATCGCCAGGACGTTGGTGCGGATCCGCTCCCAGTCGTACATCGGCTCGGTCGGTGCGTATGTCTCTGTTGCGCTCATTGCAACCTCGCTCCGATCGGAATGATCGGCTTCATCCCTGTCGGAGAGTATGGCATCCCGGCGCGCTTGAACGTCGCGACCGGTGCGCCGAGGCGGTGCCGGTTCTCCACCCACCAGATCCAGGCGAACCACGTCATCATCAGCCGGTCGTAGCGCACCTTGTTGCCCTTCTTGACCAGTCCGGTCTTCGGGTCCGGCTTCCACTTCTTGAACTGGCGACGGAACTCGTCCATCTCGTTGCGTGTCTCGCCCTCGTCGGCATAAGGGAGCTGGATCCGTCCGGCCTTCCAATCGCCGGCCATCGACGCCAGACCAATCGACTCGTCGTACTTGTTCATGCCGGTGTCGTGCTCGGCAATGATGAAACCGAAGTGCTTGGCGACAGCATCGAGGCGCTCGTCACGGGCCAGGCCGCGCTGGAAGTTCTTGGCCTCGACACGTAGCTCGCGCAGCGAGTGCTCCTGCACCATGAACCGAGCCGCTGCTTGAACGTTGGCAATGACCTGCTCGTTGCGCACGTTCTCGGTGGTCTCGTAGAAGTACCGAAGGCGCATGTAGTCCTCGTTCATCTCCCAGCCACCGAGACAGGTCACGCCGGGCTCGAGACCAGGGTCGAGCGACAGCACGCCAGTCGGGCGAGGCTGCCCGGGCACCCACAGGCCGGTGCCGTTGAGCGCGTATTGCTCCATCTTCGAGCGGCCCCAGCCCTCGTCGTCGAAGCTGAAGCGGGTCTTGGACCGGCCCGGCTGCATCATGTAGTTGCGATCGAAGGCAGCGTCTTTGACCTTGCGGCGGATGCGCTCCAGATTCTCCAGCGAGTGCTTCTCCGGCCACAGCGGATACGGGTTGCCGTCGATGTCGAACTGGATCGCCGGGAACCGCAACACTTCGAGGATGCCGTCGAGCTCCTCGTCCTCCAGCAGTGCTTCGTACACGTCGTCGTCATCGACGCGCGTGCCCGAGACACTGGTGATGCCACTCTCGCCGGGCCGGGACAGCAAGTCCTGGCGGAACACCTCGAGCAGTTTGCCAGTGCGGTTGATGGTCTTCAGCGACTGGAGGTCGTCGCAGTGCAGATGCTCGGTGCGGATCGACACCGAGCTCGACGTCCAGCCGATGGCGAGCATGTTGTAGTCACGCTCGTCGCCCATCTTCTTGTCCTTGACGCTGAAGTACTGGTTGTTCCACGGTGGGCTGCCCTCGCCGCGCGAGCTCATGTCCGGCCGGAACGGGCCCCACTCCTTGATCAGCCGAGGGAACGGTCCATCGAGCTCCAGGCGGCGACGGACTCGACCGATGATGCGCTTGGAGATGGCGTCGTTCTCCGAGACCGTGGTGTTGCGCCACTGCGGGTTGCGACAGATCTGCTCGGTGGCGAAGTCCTCGAAGGTCGTGGTCTTGCCATACTCAGGCGGCCACAGCGTCAGCAAGATGTTGCCCGGGCGCAGCTGCTGCACATGGTCGATCCACTGTTGCTGGAACACCGTGCGGTGGCGCCCGAAGTAGCGCTCGGCGAACTGAGCAGAGGTCAGGTTCTCCGGCAGGATCGCATGGGACAGGCCCTGCTTGGCGCGGGCCAACTCGATCTCGGCGTGCCACGCCGGGAACCGCTTCTTCCACTGCCGGTAGGCCGGATAGCTGACGCCGATGCGCGGGTCGCGCAGAGCCTGGGTGACGAGCACTCCCTGGCGTACCAGCTCCAGGAGCAGCTCGCGCCGCGCTGCGGCCTTGGCGTGGATGGAATCACTGCCGTGGGCCATGGCCCGACGATCAGTCCTTCCAGATGGTGCCCTCGGCGCGGAACAGCGGGGTGCCGGCAGACGAGATCACCGAGAGGGCGACGAAGCGACCGGCGTTCGACTTGAAGACCACCGATGACTGGCCGGGTGCGATGATCCAGTTGTCGTCGACGTTCGATGCGACAGCGCCGGCGACCGTGCCGGTGCCGGTCGTGACCGACGCCTTGGCTGCAGCCGACGAGGCGTTGCTCGAACCGACGAACACGCCGATCGAGTTGGTTGCGTCTCGGTTGGTCACCCGGACCTGCTTGCACTTGTTCGTCAGAGCGAAGGGCGCCGCCGTGGTGCTCGCTGTGTCGTTGATGATGTTTGGTGCGTCACCAGCCATTGATGCGTCCCTCCTTGGGATTCGATGCGCGCAACTGTAGCGGTCTGCTCACATCAACAAGAGCATCTCCTCATCGACCGAATCGTGCGTTCCACCGAGACCGGCTGCAGTACGAGCCGCCGCCTCGATACGGAGCTGCTCGATCTCACGTCCGATGCCCTCGGCAATCTTGGCCAGCTCGGCCTGGCGAGCTCGCTCCTGGGCGAGTGGGCTGAGCCTGACTCCGTCGATGTGCTTGACACGGAGCTTTCTCCCCCCACCCCGCTCCACCGATGGCCCATCACCGTAATCCACCTTGACAAACGGAGGCGGTGGCGTGACGAACGGCCAGCCGTTGAGCGCCTCCCAGTGCAAGATGCCAGGCTGTGCGGTGACGCTCGAGTTGGTGTCACCGACCGGCGTGCCGGGGATCGCCGTCCAGGAGATCGAGGCGACTTGCGCCGGGACGACCGCAGCCGGGGCGGCAGAACCGGCTACGGCCGTCCACGTGAACGTACCAATCTGCGCGGTGACCGAAACCGGCGAGCTCACCGTTCCAGCCACACCATTCCAGGTGACCGTGCCGACCTGCGCGGTCACCGACTGATCGCCGGATGCCAGGACGGGGGAGCCTGGCACGGCGGACCACGTGATCGTGGCGACCTGCGCGGTGACTGTCACTCCACCTTGCGCGGTCGTCCCGGTCACGGCGGTCCAGTTGACGATCCCGACCTGTGCAGTGACGGCGACGGCGCCAGTCTTGGTCCCGGCAACGCCGCTCCAGGTGAACGTGGCGACTTGTGCGGTGACGCTGACGGCTCCCGAGGTCGTACCGGCGACACCGTTCCAGGTGAAGACGCCGACCTGCGCAGTGACCGTCACGCCGCCCTGCGTCGTGGTCCCGGCGATGCCGGTCCACGTGACTGTTCCGACCTGCGCGGTCAGCGTGCGCGCGGCAGTGACCGTCCCGTTGACGCCGGTCCACGTGAACACGCCGACCTGCGCGGTGACCGACACGGCCATCGTCTTGTTGTTGGCGATACCGCTCCACGTGAACGTCGCCACTTGCGCGGTGACGGTGACGCCACCCTGGCTCGTCGTGCCAGCGATGCCGGTCCAGGTGAACGTCGCCACCTGTGCGGTGACCGACAGGTTCGCTGCGGTCTGGGTGAGCACCAGTCGCCCGATCGAGGAGCCGGCGACAGTGAAGCCGTTCGGGTAGACCGACCACGGATAGCCGCCGAAGTCGATGGAGACGTCAGCTTCGATGCCCATTACATCCACACCGTAATGAAGATCGCCCCGTTGCCTCCGTTGCCACCTGCACCGGAGTTGCCGACACCATCCTCGGCTGCGCCACCACCAGCACCGCTCCCACCGGGATAGGCCCCGTTGCCACCGCTACCGGCGTTGGTCGTGATCGATGAGCCACCGGCCCCGGGTCCGGCGCTGACCGAATCGCTGTTCGAACTGAACGCATCTGATCCGCTCGTCGAGGTACCACCGCCTTGCGCGCCGGCCTGGCCGTTGCGTGATCCGCCGTCGCCACCGACCGTCGCGACGTGTGTGGACGCCAGGCCGCCACCCGAGCCGCCACCGGACGAGCAGCTGGTGCTCGACTGCACGCCCGTCGAGCCGGTGGTCGTGCCCCCGTTGCGGCCATCGACACCTGGAAAATCGCCGTTGGTGCCGAGGCCACCGAGTGTGCTGGCCGTCGTTGACGCTGCTGCAGCGCCGTTGCCGCCACCGGCATTGATGAAGATGCCCTTGGTCGGATCACCGAAGAAGGATGCTGCACCGTTCGTCCCGGCATTGCCATCCGTCGAGTTGGTCGATTGCGAGGCGCCACCGACACCTGCGACTGCCACTGACACGGGCACTCGAGTCCCATACTGGCGGCGGAGCTCGGCGAGATCGACCCAGCGTCGCGACAGTGCGGCCGTGCCACCGGAGCCACCGCCCGACGCGCTGGTCCCGGCCACCGACTTGCGGCCCGACGCACCACCACCACCGGAGCCGACGACGGTGACCTCAGCGACCGTCGCGACAGGAGGGATCTCCCAGAACAGATCGCCGGGAACGAGGGTGATGAGTGTCGGCTGTGCCTGCGGGATGCCGATGGTGGGGCCAGTGAGGATCACGGCTACGGCCAGACTGTGATGAAGATCGCTCCGTCGCCACCCTTGCCACCAGCGCCCGATGCCGTCGAGGTCGTGTCCTCTGCAGCACCACCACCGCCACCGCCACCCGAGGGATAGCCGCCGTTGCCACCGTCGCCACCCGTGCCGGCGGACAGCGTCGATCCACCACCGCCGCCACCAGTCGAGATGGAGTCGCTGTTCGAGCTCGTGCCATCGTCGCCGCGACCACCCGACGCCGAGCCACCAAGTGTGATTGCCGAACCGCCGTAGCGAAGACCACCCGCGCCTCCGGCATTGGCTGCGTGCGTGGCGGGCATTCCGCCACCCGCGCCACCACCCGTGGCGATTGCCGGGCTGGCCGAGACCGGAGAACCAACTGCACCGGCGCCGGTACCACCAGCTCCACCGTTGGCGCCGCCCTGATCGCCGGAGCTACCGCCCGAGCCTCCCGTCCCGGTCGAGGTCGTGCCGCCACCACCGGCCGTGCCACTGGTCGAGGTCATGAAGATGCCCGATGTCGAGACACCGAAGCTGGTCGCCGTGCCCGTCGTTCCACCGTTGCCGTTGGTCGAGTTGGTGCCCTGGGCGGCTCCGCCAGGCCCACCGGCCCCGACCGTCACGGGCACGCGCGTGCCGTACTGCCTGCGGAGCTCGGCGAGGTTGATCCACCTGCGACATACCGAGCCAGAACCGCCACCGCCACCGCCTGCTGCTGCGGTACCGGCGACGGACTTGCGCCCTGAGCCACCGCCACCACCCGGGCCGGCGCAGATGACGTAGGCATAGGTGCCGAACTGGGGGATCTCCCAGAACAGGTCATTCGGTGTCAGTACCGTGTAGGTCGGCAGAACCGGGGGCGTGCCAGAAGTCGGCCCTGGCAGGATCATGGCTACGTCAGATCTGCAGCAGCCGCGAACACGTTGATCACACCCGACGTCAGTGCCACGGTGATCGCGGCGGCCAGCTTGTACGAGGCCGATGGCAACACCAGATCGGAGTAGCTGCGCGAGAACCGCGCCCCGGAGACAGTGGTCGATGCAGCGGCCGGGTTGCCGAGGTCGATCTCGTCGTAGAGGAAGTACGAGGTGCCGTTGTGGATGAAGATCGTCAGCGTCGAGTCGGCAGGGTCACCAGTGGCCTGAGCGGTGATCGAGGTGATCTTCGTGCCGGCAGCAACGCCGGTGAGGATGTCCACGATCGTGCCGGTGCCGTCACGGTTGGTGTTGGCCGTGGAGACCGCCGCGACACCCAACTTGGGAACGACGGCAAAGGCCGGAGTCGGCGTCAGCGCCACTTACGTCGCCCGATACAAGTCAGCGATGTTGTAGGTGAACGTCCCACCGTTGGTCGGGACGCCTGCGGCGAACCAGTCGATCGACATCAGCTGGCGCGTCGTGTCGTTGGTGTCGGTCGTGGCGTCGTAGAAGAACGCACCGATGATCGTCTGGCCGGTGGCCAGGGCACCGAAGGCGACATCGGCAGCGTCGAGGTTCACCCGGTCGTTGGCGTCGTCCTCGGAGGCATTGGTGCGGCTGAGGTTCTGCCGGGCATAGCCGGCCGCCGAACACTCCGTCGCTCCTGCCGTCACCAGCAGATCGTTGACGGTGTTGAGGTCGGCGACCTCGGCGGTCGTATC